AAGTAGGAGCTATCGACGGCTTGCCTGTTATCTTGACTCCAACATCACGCTTGCCAGAAAACGTAGCATTTGTTATCGCGCATCCAATCGCGACTACTTCACCAGTCAAGCTCGAAGACTACAAGATTCACGATAACCCACCAGGAATCAACGGTTACCTTGTAGAAGGTCGTATCCGCTACGATGCCTTTGTCCTTGACAGCAAGAAGAAAGCGATCTACGTACATAAAACTGCGTAAGAGGTGACTAATGGCAGAAGAAACAAAAACAACTAAAACAGAAGCAGTAACTGAACAGGCTGCGACGGTTTTGGTAAAGGACGATGTAACCTTTACCATTACTGATCCCAATCTAGTATCTGCTTTTTTGACTAGCGGTTACGAGATCAAGGAGTAACGAATGGCGAAATATAAAGCTACTTGTAACTTTTTGATCGAATCAACAGACCAAAACTTTGACGAGGGCACGGTCTACGAGTTGACGACTACAGAAGCAGAAGAAATCAACCAAAAGACAAGCCTCGCCTTTGGTGAGGAATGGTTGGAACTTGTTTCTGATAGCGAAACCGTGGCCCAAAAGGTGACCTCTGAATAGGAGGTATCATGGCATACTTAACAATCGATGAATACCATGAGTTAGGTTTTGATAGTACTAGCGAATTTGAAGAGCTACTGAAACGGGCGGAGCTTGCTATTAATCTCTTTATCCGTCATTATTATGACTTCCACGATTTTGACAAGGATCATAAATTTAGAAAGAAAGCAGTTAAAATCGCCACAGCTTACCAGATCCAGTATCTGGACAGTACGGGCATTTTAACAGCCGAGGATAAACAGACAATATCAAGTACCACACTAGGACGCACATCGGTGTCCTACGGCTCAAATAACGGCTCTAGAGCGTCTGAAACAGCGTCGGGGTATAATCTATCGCTTGATGCTTTTAACACTCTTAAATCGGCTGGATTTCTCTATAGCGGGGTGGATTATGGTCGTTATTGATAAACGTACGCTGGTTGATTCGGTAACGATAGCAAAACCAACAGGTAAAAAAGACGGGTGGGGGAAAGATGAATTCTCCTACCCTATTTTATTAAGTCCGGTACGCTTTGACCGTAACTTTGACGGCCCTGGGTCAGTCAACAACCCGTCAGGACAAAAAAACCCGTCATTTAGAGCGCCTGGCGTTATCTTTGTATACCCTCGCTATTGCAACGTGGAGCTTGATTCGTCATTTAGAAACTCGATTGTAAAGGACGGTGATGATGAATACATTGTAAACAAGATTGTACCTGTTTACGAGCCATTCAATCGCAAAGTCTTTTGTTATGAAATCGAGGTGATGTAATGGGGACCAACGTCACGATTGATTTGAGCGGAGCTACTAAGAAAGTATCACAAGCGTCTGAGCGAAAAGCACAGTTAGAGATTGCTAACCAAGCCCTACTAGATATGAAGCCGTATGTACCGTTACTGCATGGACCTCTACGATCTAGCGGTCATGTAGCTGGCAATGGCTCACAGATTATCTACAATACACCATACGCACGCGCTCAGTTTTACGGTGGTGCTTATAACAAGTATCGCAGTTTTAGTTTTGGCAAGTATACCACTCCTGGGACTGGTAAACGCTGGGACTTAAAGGCCTCAGCTAACCACGGGAACAAGTGGGCAGAAGTCGGATTGAGAGCAATGGGGTTTAATAAATGAAAAGTAACAATGATTTTAACGTTGTTTTGCGCGATTTTATCAACACCCTCGGTCTACCGCTTACTTGTGAGCTTGACTTCCTAAGCGAGTTAGACTCTTTGGTCCTTTATCCGTTGCCAGGCGGTAAGGTTGAGCGTGTTTATATGGACGGGTCGCGAGATGTGAGCCTTATCTTCGAAATCGCAGTAAAGGTCAAAGATCAATCAACAGCTAGTGAGTGCCTTTGGGAAATTAACAAGGCGCTATCTGAATTTGATCTGGTCTTACCGAGTCAAAACAACTCATATATTTTTAATAATTTAACGACAACCCAGCCATCTCTAAATGAACGGGACGAGCAGGGTTTTTATATTTATCTGCAGGACATAACTGCAAACCTAACAATTCTAAATAACAAAGGAGTGTAATATATGGCACGTCAAAAAAACGCCCTACGTGGGCATTTTATCGCACCAGTAAATGATCCAAAAACGGAACCAGAAAAGGCGGCTTATAAAGAGCTTGCTAAATGGATCGAAGAAGTTGAAGATGATACAGATGAAGGTACTACGTCAATCGCTTATTATGACGGTGACGGTACAGAAGAAACAACTGTAACATCTGTAAAAGGATCATACACATTTAAAGGTACCTATGACAAGGAAGATGAAGCCATGGCCCTTATCGCTGGTTTGAAATACAAGCTGGGAAATGATCGCCTTGTTTGGCACAAAGTGGTAGATTCAGACGGCAAAAATCAACATGTCGGAATCGCTACCGTGTCAGCAATCAAGGCTGGATCTGGTGCTGCTGCAAACTATGAGGAATTCTCTTGTAAGATTTCTTACAACTCAATTCCTAAAACTACTGCAGTCGTAGGCTAATAAGTAAAAGCAAAAGCGTTCCATTTCGGGACGCTCTTTTTTGTGCATAAAGGAGGAAATCATGTCTATTTCAATCGAATTAAAACGCAATTATATCCCGATCAATATCGGAGAAATCGAACTACAGTTTGATACATCGCTAGAAAATATCTCGCGCCTCGCAACGCTCCAGGAAGATATCTCAGAACGCTTTAACAAGTACCAGTTAGAGCTAATTGAGCGCTCTAATAATGGAGAGTTTGACGATCTCAAAGAAGGAGTCGTTAACAAGCGAGTTATCGACGAAGCCTTTGAGATGCAAAAGAAGATGACGGAGATTAAATATGATGTCTTATTCGGTGATGGTACCTTTGCTGGACTCTATGAACGTTATCCAGACCTTGACGCTTTGGATCATGCATTTGATGAGGTAGATACTTTGCTGGGCGCTGAGCTTGACCGTCTAGGCCAAGAACGGGCTAAGGCATCGGGGGCGGTTGCTGAGTCCTTTGTTAAAAAAGCAAAAGCCAAAAAGACTAAGAAAACCACCAAAAAATAGCAAGGAGGACTGCTCATGAAATTAAATGAGCCTATACAGAACTCCTTTGAATTAAACGGGCGCACCTATGAGGTGGACTGCTCCTTTGATCTGGTGCTTGATGTCTTCGAGATGTTTGACAATGAAGTCATGAATAATCTTGAGAAGATGCGTACAGCGGTTTTAATGATGACGGACGAAGCCTTGGACAATCCAGAGGACATAGTAGCCGTGTGGGAATATATCGATGAGCATTTTTTGAGAACCAAAAAGAAGCGCGTTGTTTATGATCTGCATGGCAATCCTATGCCGGTAGCCAAGGACGAAGACGAAGATGTGCGTTTGATTGATTTTGAAGTAGACGCGCAAGAGATATACGCTAGCTTTGTGCAAGCGTATAACATCAATCTCTTTGAAGCACAAGGCCGGCTAACATGGTCCGAATTTATCGCACTACTAAATGGTATGCCAGAGGGAACGGCTGTATCTCAATTGGTAGAGATACGGTCTTGGAAACCCTCAAAGAACGATAGTAGCGAGTACAAGGCCAAAATGAGACGGCTACAAAGTAAATATAGATTAGATGGAAAGGAGGGAGATGAATAGATGGCAGATGGAAAGATTGTAATTGACGTCCAGGTAAATGGTCGCAAACTTACAGAATTATCAGATGCCTTGAAGCGTTTAGAGTCCGAAGCCCGTAGATCGGGCCAAGGTGTCAAAAACGCAGGCGACGGTATCCAGGCAACCGGTGATAAGGCTCTAAGAGCTGGACAAGGTTTTAAACGTGCCGGTGACCGTATGGCCGAGGGTGCGAAATTATCCGAAACCTCTAGTAATGGCTTCCGTCGTGCTGGTGAGAAGATCAAAGAAAGTTCAGAAGTCGCTTCCAACTCTGGGAATGGCTTTAAACGAGCTGGTGAGAAGATCAAGGAAAGCTCCGAACTAGCTGGACGCTCTGGGACTGGATTTAAACAAGCTGGTGAGAAAGTAAAAGAAAGCTCTGATCTTGCCCAGCGCTCCGGAGATGGCTTCAAACAGGCATCAAACAAAATTAAGTCAGCTAGCAATGAAGCTAGCTCTGGCGGTGAAGGCTTTAAACAAGCTGGGCATAAGGTGAAAGCCTCTGGCGAGGAAGCTAAGGGTGGCGGAGCTGGTTTTAAAAAGGCTGGTGAAGATGCCAAGGCTGGCGGTGATAAAGCTGGCCAAGGTGCTAAAGGCTTTGAGAAAATCAAAGACGCAATCAAGAACTTCTCAGTCGGTGCGGTAGCCTTTAAAGCTGTAAGCTCTGCGATGAATCTTGTCAGTCAGTCAATGGATAAAGCTATTGACCGGTTCGATACATTGCAACGGTTCCCTAAAGTGATGAAATCGCTGGGCCACTCTTCAAAAGATGTGGCAGCGTCTACTAAGCTACTTTCTGAGGGTATCGAGGGCTTACCAACAACACTTGATACAGTTGTGAGTACAACCCAGAAGTTAACTTCAATGACTGGCAACCTCAAGCAGTCTACTAAGCTGACAATCGCTTTGAATAATGCGTTCCTTGCTTCTGGTGCATCTACAGAAGATGCAAGCCGTGGATTGCAACAGTACACCCAGATGTTATCTGCTGGTAAGGTTGACATGCAAAGTTGGAAGACCTTGCAAGAAACCATGCCTTACGCTTTGCAGAAGACGGCAGAATCGTTTGGTTTTGCTGGTGCATCAGCCCAGAAAGACTTCTACTCAGCCTTACAAGACGGCAAGATCACGTTTACTGATTTCAGTAAGCGACTGATTGAACTTAACAAGGGTACAAACGGCTTTGCTGAAATGGCAAAGAAAAACTCCGAAGGTATTAAAACATCATTCGGTAACATCGTGAACGCGGTAGCGAAAGGGATCGCAAACGTCATTGCCGAGTTTGACAAGATGAGCAAGGCAGTCACTGGTAAGAGCATTGCCCAGAACCTTGATAGCATTAAAGGAGCAGTAAATAGTACCTTTAATGTCATTATTAGTGTCATTCGTGGTGCCACTCCAGTTGTTAAATCACTAGTCAGTGTATTGGGCTTCCTCAAACCTGTTTTAGATCCGCTTATCTCGGTATTCGCTGGTGTCGTAGGTGCGGTATTGCTCTTTAAAGGAGCGATGCTGGGTCTATCCATTATCAAGGGTATCGGTAGCCTAATTGGTACGCTTATCACTTCCCTGGTATCTCTAACCAGTACCTCGCTTGTAGCAACAGGAGCTACTACCGGACTTGCTGGGGCTTTGGCTTCTCTTTCATCTGGTGGAGTATTTCTGGTTGTTGGTGCTATCGCTGGTCTGGTGTCATGGTTGACACAGGAAAGCGAGGAAGTAAAGAAAGCCAAGGCTGAGAACGAAGAATTCAAACGTTCCATTGACGACTTGCACGATAGTGTGAGCAAAGGCAACGAATCCTACAAAGATCGCAGAAACGAAATCAAAGCTACAGCAGAAGATAACGAGCGACTGGTCAGAAAGATCGATGAACTAAATGCAGTCGAGAATAAGACTGCAGCTCAGAAGAAAGAGCTTGCTTCGGCTGCTGAAATCCTCAACTCACGTATTGATGGCCTAAACCTCGTTTATGATAAAGCAACGGGCACGATCAACATGACTACGGACGCTATCCGTAAGCAGATTGAAATCTCCAAGCAGTCAGCGGAAGCCGAGGCGGCACAACAGCGAATGGTTGAGATTGCCAAGAAACGGCTTGAAATCGAAGATAAAGAAGCAGAGGTTAAAAAGAAACACGCACAAGCCATTGAAGAAGTGGATTCGAAAGAAACGCACTTAGGTTTGACATGGGCCGAAAATACTCTAAAAGCGGGTATGCGTAAGAAGATTGACGAGGAAGCTGAAGAGGCTTCTAAGAAACTTCAAGATGCTAAGGCACAATTAGGCGAACAAGAAGAACGTTTGACAGGCATCATTCAAAATTCGTTAGAAGCCCAAGCGAAAGCTACAGAAGATGCGTCTGGTCGTATGATCTATAACATGAAGACCATGAACGATGAGCAGAAGAAAGCTGTAGAGATGATGCAACAAGAGTTTGCTAATCTTAAAGGTGAAGTTCAGAACGCTTTCCAAGCTATCGAACAGCAGACAGCCTTATCTGCAGATCAAATGACCGCTAACTTGCAGAAGAACATCGACGCGGTTGATAAGTGGTCGCAGAACCTCGAAACACTCGCTAAACGCGGGCTAGACCAAGGTCTTATCGAACAAATGCGCCAGGCTGGCCCTAAAATGGCAGACCAAACGCAGGCCCTTGTAGATGCGTCCGATGAACAACTTGGACGACTAAATAGCAAGTGGAACGAAGCTGGAGATAAAGCTAAAGAAGGCTTTCTCCGCGGTATCAAGGCGACGGGTGAAGAGTTACCGCCAGAAATTCAAGCAATGGTAACAGCTATTGCTACTGAATTTAGAAAGGCACTGGCTGAGGCAGACTTTGAAACACAAGGACGTGAAGTTCCTAAGAAAACCGCTGACGGTATGCGGTCTGGCAAAGGCGATGTCCAACAGGCAGCATCCGAAGTCACAGAGGCATCTAAGCAAGCATTCAACAACTTGCCAACGGAAGCCAAGTATAGCGGATCACAGGTAAGTGGTCAGTATGCTCAAGGTATCACAGAAAACCAAGCATCAGCTCAAGGGGCTGTAGAGGGCCTTAAAAACGCATCTCTAGGTGTTTTGGCTAATTTGTTCGGTGAGGGGCAAGTAAAAGGTGCTGAACTTGGTGCTGGTGTCGGAGATGGTGTATTGAGCCGGTCCGATGTCGTGCAAGGTGCAGCTAACACCCTCAAATCAAACGCAACTGCCACAATGGCAGGCATGGCTAGCGATGGACAGGCTAAAGGGTCAGAATTTGGCTCTGGTATCGCACTTGGTATCGGTGTAGGCCAACAGGTCGCTGTAGGTGCAGCGTCCGCGATGAATCTCGCTATTTCTGCTCAGTTTTTGGCGATGTCCATGAACGGGCAACAGTACGGTTCACAATTCGGAACTGGTATTGGTGGTGGTATTAATTCCTCGCAAGGTATTGCTACTGGTGCATCAAATGCGATGAAGATGATGATCAATGCGTCAGTTAACTCGCTAGGGCACGACGGTAGAAATGCTGGATCGCAATTTGGTACGGGTGTCACTAGTGGTATCGCTAGCCAAAACGGCGCGGTACATGGTGCGTCAAGTGCCTTGAAATCATCGGCTCACAGTGGAATGTCTGGCGGGTATAGTGGAGGTTATAACGCAGGTACAGCTATCGGCGAGGGCATGATGAGCGGTATCTATGCGATGGCTGGATCGGTTGCAGCAGCAGCAGCCAGCATCGCAAGTAGCGCGGTTGCAGCAGCCCGATCTACTTTGCGGATCAACTCGCCATCCAAGGTCTTTAGAGATCAAGTCGGTCGCGCTATCCCAGAGGGTATGGCTGTCGGTATCGAGAAGTACGGCTACTATGTAGACGACTCAATGACTGACCTTGCGAACAAGACAGTAGAGTCTGGTAAGAAATATACAGACGGCTTTGGCTTTAACTTGCCAGGTCGCGGTGATCTTGTAAGTGGTCTTACTGATACACTAGCTACGCGCTTTGGTTATGCAGGCGGTGGAAGCTCAAGCTCAAATGTTACAAACAACTACACACTAAACGCAAACGGCACGGCTAATGACAATTTCTTTAGTCCGGAAAATATGCGCAGGCTCTTGCGTGAGCTTGCATACTATACGAATTTGGAAGGAGGTAGAATGGCTTAATGGGAAGTTTTACTTTTAACGGTGTATCAAGCACTACTCACGGTCTACGAGTGACCAGCGACTATATTATTAGTTCCACTGGTAGCGACGTGGAAACAGTAGCGGTCCCTGGTCGTGATGGTGATCTATTGATCTCAAAAAACCGTCTTAAATCGGTTACTATCGAACTGCCTTGTACCGTCCTTTCTAGTCGCAAACTCACAGATGCAGAAAGTGAAATCAGTAACTGGCTCAATGTAGACGGTTACAAAGATTTGACTCTATCCTGGGACCCAGATTTCATCTACCGGTCAGCTTTTATTGAGACTTTTGAAGTGTCTAGCCTTATGCGACAGTTTGGTAAAGTCAAGCTGAACTTTTTGACCTACCCAGTCAAATTTTACAAGCAAGGCCGTACCACTCAAACGCTATCGAACGGTGCCACAGTCAACGGCCTGGGCAACGTCAACGCAAAACCTATCATCACACTTGTCGGGTCGGGTGACTGTACTCTAACTATCAATGGGCGCAAGACCAAGTTAAAGGCCGTACAGAATAGGATCACGCTGGATATGCAAGCAAACCAGGTATACTCTGGTAACTTGCAAGCCTGGGATAAAGTCGTTCGAAGTCCACAATTTCAAATGCCTTACTTGGACGCTGGAAGAAATTTGATAAGCTGGGACGGAAATTTCACGATGTCGATGATACCAAACTGGGGGGTTAAGTTATGAGGCCTATTCTTTATAACGCGAACGAAACAGCGTTTGAAACCTACGGTTTGGGAGAGATTGACGCAACAAAGGCACAAGTCACACGGGAGCGTAACGGGAATTATACTCTTTATATCGAGTACCCGGCTAGTGGACCACTTGCTGGTACATTTAAAAACGATATGCGGATCAAGTCTGATGCTGGTTTACGGACCAAGAATCAGACTTTCTTTATTTCTCGTATCCTTAAAGACAGCACAGGCATTTTAAAGATCTATGCAAAGCATATCAGCCACTTGACCGAAACGATGGCTATTAGGAATAATACCAACGCTACAGGGACAGCACAGGCAGCTTTGGCTATCTGGGCTTTAAATGCCCTGGGCGGTATTCGCTTTGATACATGGTCCGATATTGATCTAACCTCAAAAACTAGCTGGAATATCGCAGACTTTAAGACGGCGCGTGACGTGCTGGGTGGTGTTAAAGGCTCAATTCTTGACGTTTGGGGCGGTGAATATGAGTTTGATAATACTGTTATCAGACTGCATAAACAGCTAGGACGTAAAAGCCCTACCGTTTTAGAGTATGGTCGCAATATCCTGCGAGCAGAAGACGACCAAGATATCGAGGGCGCTTACACCAGCGTCTATCCTTATGCGACGTATACCCCAGAGAATCAAGGGACTGGTGAGGGTGGAGCAACCAGCCAACAGATCACAGTTGAGCTACCTGAGAAGTATGTAGACGGTCCTTATATCGGCTTATACAACGAGCGACGTGTTTTGATCGTTGATTTTTCCTCTAACTTTAAAGACAAGGAAGTACCAACGATTGACAAATTGCGCAGACTTGCCAAAGAATATGCAATTAATAACCGTCTAGGACTTCCTAAAATCAATACTAAAATCGAGTATGTAGACTTATCAAAGACACTTGATTATAAACTTACCCAGATTTTAGAAGAAGCTGAACTTTGCGACATCGTACCCGTCTATTATCCTCAGATTGGTCTTACCAGCGAAGATGCCAAGCTGACAACGATTGTCTATGATGTACTGTTAGAACGGAATGACAGCGTAGAGGTTGGTGTTATCGGTGATGGCTTTAAATCATCAATGACCAGCAACCTATCCGGTAAGATTGACGATTTAGCAAGCAATCAACAACGGCTGGTAAATACCTTGCCAGATTATCTCTTAAATGCTCAAGGTAACAAGGTTTGGTACAACCGTCCGGATAACAGCGAGCATAAAGTCGGTGATATCTGGTTTGAAAAGAACGGTCTATATGACCGCATGTATGTCTGGAACGGCTCTCAGTGGGAGAAACGGATCGACACAGAAGATGTCGATAAGATCAAGAAAGAGGTTGATAAGCAACTAGAACAAGCCAAGCAGTCAACCGCTATTGAGATTGAAAAGGCAAACGCTAAAGCTCAAGAAGCTCTTATTAAAGCTGGTACAATCCCAGACACAGCTACGTTATCAGATCAAATTAAAACGTTTATTTTAAACAGTCCGGATCTGAACCGTAAGGTAACAGAAACGTTTAATAATGCGGATAATGGTGACACGATCTATAGTAAGATTGTGTCAAAAGTTGCTACTAATTTCGTTACAACAGCAGAAGTTAATGGAGTGTATGATAGAGTTAATAATCTATCTGATAAAATTGCAAAGCAAACCGTAGAATTTAACAAGCTCACAGAGTCAAATAAGCTATACGAGCGCATTCTTGGTAAATCGGAAACCGAAGCTCCGGACAAGCTCTCACGGCTTGTCATGTCAAGTGAGATATTCCAGACTGAGGTCGGGAAGTATTCGGCGAGTGGTGGACCGAATATGCTCCGAAATTCGCGGGCAGACGAGGGGTTGAAGTATTGGGAAGAAGCTAATGGAAGATTAAGCTTCACAGCTCACGAGTTTTATTTCAACGGCCAAAAACGAATGTTCCAACTTTCAAGCGGTGCGTTCGTTCATAGCCCACGTTTCATTATTAAACAAAATACAGATTACACACTAAACTTAACGGCATTTGATGCCGGGACAGTCTATGTCAAGATCTCGCTTTGTAAGCGTAGAAAGGGCTCTACCACTGACTTTGACGAAATGCAAGAGATCTTTAGATCAACAGGTTATCCAGCATTCAATAACTCTAAAGCTATCAAGAAGTCATTCAGTTTTAACACAGGGGTATTTGATGAGGGATATTTACTGATCGAATATCAAGGAATGGCTGGGCGCTGGTCTGGAATGTTCATGACTGAATTGGACTTCTACGAAGGAAGCAATGACCGTAAATGGCAACCAGCTCCAGAGGACAGCGCAGAACCGATTGAAGCAGTCAGAACGCAAGTTACACAGCTTGCGGGGTCGTGGGCAGTAAAAAACCTCAACAGTAACGGTGATGTGTTGAACTCAATCAACGTACTTGCTAACGGTACGAACCGAATTGATGGACGGTTAACGCATATCACGGGTCAAACCAAGATTGATAATGCAGTCATTAAGGACGGCATGATTGCCAACCTTAACGCAAATAAAATCACGGGAGGTACGATTGATGCAAGACAGATCAACGTTATAAACGTTAATGCAAGCAACATCTTAGCCGGAACAATGCAAGGGATGATTTTGCGAGGTGGTAGAATTGAGGCACTAGATGGATCTCTTTCAATGGACCTTAATAATAAAAAAATCAGACTAAATGGCGATAACGTAGGTATCGTGCGGGAATTTAATGGTTATCCAACTCAATTTATTCGGTATGAAGCTCAAAGAGAGAATAATCAAAATCACGCGCGTACTATTATCGGCAGTAATCGCAATGGATCAGAGAATTGGAATTCCGCTTCGTTCTCTGGTGTCGTCATTGACAATAATTCCAATAATTCAGTCGATAAAATTTTTCAATTTGGGGACTACAACTATATGCGTCATGCTTCGGGTGATGATGGCTGGAATTTTAGTGTAGTAACCCAGACTTTGGTTCCGGGTACCTGGAACAAAAACTCAGAAATTTGGTGTAGGCACTTTGTCATTCCAAAGAAAACAAAATCAGACACAGATAACCCAACAGAATTTATCCGTCTAGATGATAGCGTTGCTGCGCTGTGGAAACTGTGGGCACACGCTCTTGGACAGATAGGCATGACTGAGGCCATGAAAACCGTTATAAACGGGTTTCTTAACGATTTTGGTTATAGTAGACCACATATATGATAAAAGGTAACAACAGATGAACACAGTAGATAAAATCGTAAACGAATTGGCTATTAAGGTAGCTAATTTGACTGTAGAGAGCGTTAATTTCAAGGTGGCATACAATGAAGCCTTGGAAGAAAATGAACGCTTGAAACAGTCGCTAGAGCGTGTAAATGGCGTGCTAGAATCAGACGAAGCACTCAAAGAATTATTTGACGAAGTAGCAAACAAAGAAGGGAAATAATATATGACATTTAAAGTAGTAAACAAGTATTTACAAGAAACTAACAAAACATTCGTAGCAATTCGACAAGACGCACCATACACAGCGTTTGACCGTGTATTGATTGGTGACCGTACCAACGAATCAGACGAATCATTGATCCAAGCGGTATTGGGTCAGATCGCAACCGAGTTTAATCCTGCGGACGGTGTAAAAAAACTACAAGAAGACTTGCACACTCAAGCTGAAGACTACGAGGCTAAACTTGCTGAGAAAGATACAAAAATCGCAGAAGTGAAAGCAGTAGCGGATTGGGCAGTATTGGCACGAGTAACTGATACGGATAACCCACTTGATCCAACAATCTACAAGCGTGGCCTTGAATTGGTTGATCTTGGTCAAATTGGCAAGTCTTACAAGTCGCAAGAAATCTTTGCGATTGAAGATGCTACGCACAATGCTCTTTATGGTGAGGGTAACCGTGTGATGGTGCAAGTCAATAGTGATTTCACTTATAACGGTGAAACGCTTGACCAACTCGCAAACCTTGAACAAAATGGCAAGCTGGCAGTTTGGAAATGGACGAAACCGAAAGAAAATACAGATTTAGCAACTCAACCACTCGCATAGAATTGGGGGTGATTGAGTGACATTCTCTGATTTAATCGCCCACCTCGCACCCACTATCGGGGTTATAGCGACAGGCTGGTTTGGAATGAAAGCTAGTAAATCCGCAAACTTAAATAAAGACCAATTTAATGAGTTAAAGGACGAACTAGGCACTATTCAAAACTCAGTCAAGGCTGTAAAAGAGGTGGGCGAGGATAATAATAGGAAAATTGATGAAGTGAATGAGAAACTGGCAGTACACGATGAAGCGCATCTAGTCACTATGTATCTACGCTTGGAGCGTGATATGACGGTAGCGATTAACCGTGGATATACCACTATTCACGAATCGGATATTGTGCATAAAATGCATGATAGCTATAAGAAACTCGGTGGTAATGGCTATATTGATAGCCTCTACAAAAAATATGAAAAATTAGAAGTGAGGAATTAACATGAATAAAATTAACTGGTCAGTACGTTTGAAAAATAAAAACTTTTGGCTTGCATTAGTTCCAGCTTTGGCATTGCTATTCCAAGCTTTTGCCGATATCTTTGGGATCAAGCTAGAATTTGGACAAACGATTGATAAAATCTTGGTATTCGTCAATGTGTTGTTTGCCTTCCTTGTGCTTGTTGGGATCGTCAATGACCCTACTACTGCAGGATTGAGCGATTCAAGCCGTGCGCTAGGATATAAAGAGCCTAACCAAGATTAACATAAAGGAGGCGGTCTCTTGACTACTCAAAGACAATTATTAGATACGTTAGACAGCGTAGTTAATCAACGTGTTACCGTGCCGACCAACCCGTATGGTGGGCAATGCGTGGCTTTAATTGACAATATCTTGCAGTACCAAGGATTGTACAATCTCAATTTTAGCTACTTAAACGCTATCAACGGACTTGACAGAGCCTCAACGCTGGGGTTGAAAGTTACGTATTTCAACGGTTCTAACAACCCTCCTATCGGGTCTGTATTCGTTTCTGATTGTTCGCCAAATCATCCATTTGGTCATATTGGATTCGTGGTGGCAGAACACGCAGACGGAATGATCACAACCATCGAGCAGAATATAGACGGCAATGCAGATGCTCTTTATAACGGTGGATGGGTTCGCAGAGTTCGCAGGAACTTGTCAGATGATGGAACATTTAGTTATGTCGACTGGAACGCACCAAGCCAACGCATGGTTGGTTGGTTCGAGCTACCATTTGATGATTCTGAAACTGAATCGGGTGGACTTGGTAAGGGTGATTATTTCATCGATGTGTCAGCTTACCAGTCAGCAGACTTAACTGGTATCTGTCAAGCTTCGGGCACTAGTAACACTATTATCAAAGTGACAGAGGGTGTAGGTTGGGTTAGTCCAGTAGCAACCCAACAGACAAATACAAGTAATTGTATTGGTTACTATCATTTTGCACGCTTTGGCGGGGATGTAGCGACAGCACAAGCTGAAGCTAACTATTTCATCGCTAACTTGCCATCACGTCCACGCTATCTGGTTTGTGACTATGAAGACGGTGCTAGTGGGGATAAACAAGCCAATACTAACGCTGTTTTGGCATTTATGGACATCTGTAAGGCAAACGGTTTTGAGCCTATCTATTATAGCTACAAGCCTTATACATTGGCTAATATCTATGTTGAGCAGATTACTGCTAGATACCCAAACAGTCTATGGATTGCAGCGTACCCCGATTACGAGGTACGCCCTGAACCTTACTGGGGTGTGTATCCAGACTTGGATCATACACGCTGGTGGCAATTCACCAGTACAGGGTTATCTGGTGGACTGGATAAAAATGTAGTTATCATTGGAAGCAAATTAAGCAAGAAAGAAGAGGAAGAAGATATGAATTTTGTAGTTAGAAGCACAAGCGGAAAGCAAGGATATGTCGGAATTGTGAATGGTCGTGTATTTGGTATTGGTAGCATGGGAACGGTTGATGAATTGAAATCGAACGGTGCTAAACATCTAAAACTCGATGATGGCGATTTTGAACGTTTCCTTGCCAGTCAATCAAGCGATTCGGCAGAAGTTGCTAAAGCCATTGAAGGAGCTAGCGCATCAGTGGTTAAAGCCATTGAAGAACGTGGACAAGCTACGCAAGGTCAAACTGGAAACTAAAACTAAAAGGAGGTAGAAAATTGAGATTAAACTCTACCAATCTTAAACAATTTGAGGGTGGTAAAATCGTCAAACAAGGCGATTCTGCCTCCCTTTTTGGTTTTGCGATGTACGATGAGAACTGGGTACCGATTGACCTTGACGGGCAAGAAGCTACAATCCACTTTGTCAGCAAGAAAGGCAAAGTGTCATTTAGTGCGACTGTCCAAGGGTCAAAAGTGACCTTTAAAATTCCGAAAGTCCTTCCCGTCGAGAGCTATCTTGTTGAGGTGGTGGCGGGTGGCTATGTATTCCCAAGTGACCAGAGTGTCCGGGTAGACGTGGTCCAGTCAGCGGACGAGTACACAAGCGAGCAAGTCCTTGCGCTTGTTAAAAACGACGTCAAGGAAGAGATCGACAAGTATATTTCGGCGCACCCAAACGGCCCACAGACAGAAGAATTGCCAGATTTAACAACGTTATACAATCTAGCTAAAATTTGAAAGGATATACTATGACTTTAAACACAGAAAAATTAACACAATTCGCCCAAGCGGTCGGTGCTGACATTAAGGAAATCAAGACCACGCTTACAAGCAAGGCTGACAAGTCAGAAATCGGCCAAGGCGGGATCACACAGCAACAGTTAGACACGGCTATTCAAGGTGTCAAAACGGCAATTCTGGGCGAGGGCGTACCAGAAGAATTGGACACGCTCAAAGAAATCGCTGAAAAAATCCAAGCGGGCGGAAGCTCAGACAGTGCGATTGTGTCTAAAATGACTGAACTTGGTCAAAAATTCACCGATCTTGAAAACACCGACTTCGTACAAATCTATACAACGGCTAAAAATACCCTCTAAGGAGGTACTGAATGGATAAATTAAAAAAAGCTATAGAATCCATTGGTCGTGATATTGGGGCGCTTCAAGCCAACCAAGGCGGAGCATTACAGACTACTAAAGCTTACGAGTTATTTCCGACTTATGCGACATTACAAGCACAGATGACCACCAACATCAAAGAGAAGCACGTTGACTTAGGTCTGGACGCTCTCATTGACACCAAACTCCAAAACGGTGGTGATCCGTTTGTCACCAAGTCTAAAGTACCAGTCGTAGACACTACACAGCTTGCAACCAAGAATGACTTGGAAGAGTTAAAGCGTAGCGCTGGAAGTGGTACAAGCACGGAATTGAAAGGCCAAGGATTCCCTTACAATCTTAACGCTGACATCGGTACAATATATACCGATACGACAGCAAAAAACGGAGCAGTGAAGTGGATCAAGAAGACCGCTGGAACTGGTTCTAACGCTTGGTCTGTCTTGTTTG